TGTTTCTTGTCTAGCATCTCAAATTCAGGCTGAAGTCTGTGTAATTTTCTATGCCTTTTTGCATATGCTATAACTTCACCCCTGTCGTTCTCAAAGCCTATCTTAGCATTATAGTAATCAGCTAACATAAATAGGTTACGATTAAATTCATCTTGGGTTGCAGGTCTGCCTACATAGCTAGCTACAATAATATCATCAGGCTGTGATACATTGTTTACTCTTTTCAATACATATGCAGATCCAAGTGATGTAGAATCTGCTGATCTATTTTGTCCGTAGGGGTCATGCCCAATAATATATAAGTTATGTGGAGTTACCCCTGTCTTATCTTTATATGGTGCCTCCCACATAGTTACACATCCTTCATTATCATCACCTTTATTGTGCGGAAACTTGAATATAGGTTTTAGGGTGTATTCAGGCTTAAACTCTATAGCATTATTCTTACCGTAAAATAACTTACCTGGTATGGCTCTTGATGTTAAGTTGTTTGCTTTTATATTATTATACTGAGCCTGCAAAGATGATATATCAAATAAATTAGCTGTAACCTGTAGAGTAGCTTCTCCTGGATTCCAAGGATGTTCTGCTATATATTGATCAAAGGTTTTTGTATCTGCAGCTAGTTTCTTTTTATCTCTTTGTTCTAACTCATACTCCTTTGCTCCATTTATATCTGAGTTACCGTCCTTATCTATAAATCCATCTAAGTTCTCATAGATAGGTACAAAGTATCCACATCTACTACCCTGCGCACCATCATCCCATACATTCTCAAATGATAAACAATCATATGCATCTGGACTATAAAACAACTCTTCTAGCGCATGAAAGTCAGATCCTTCAGCACCGCCTGTACCAAACGCTATCATTGTACCTAGTGTCTTACTACCTTGACGCATTGTTGGCATAGCTACTTCCCATGCTTTAAGCAGTCCTGGAAAAGATCCTGCCTCTTCAAAGAATACTAGATCTCCTGCTTTACCCCTCACTTTATCTGGATCATCTTTTAGAGATACACCAATAATCTGTGACTTCATACCTAGTTCAACTAACGCACCATTTACATTCTTCTTATATCCAGATTGTTTGTTCATCTCACGATCTCGTATTCTAGGCTGTGTCCATGCTGTATTATCATCTACAAATGACATGATGTCCCAAGCCTTAGATAGTAGACCATCACCAATCAAATATTCTTTTTGACTAGCAAATACATATCCTCTACTACCACGTTGGAAATAATAATTACGTACAAGCATTGATGCGGCTTTATAAGAATATCCCTTACGTCTAGCCTTCAATACAGAGAGGTGTTTGTTCTCTCTCCTTGCCTGATCTACTGCATGAAAATATTTGTAATCCCCATCATAGAAAGATGGGAAACTATTCTCTCTTCTGTTAAGAGTTGTGCCGTCTGGTTGGAGTTCTTCTACAGCTCGTTCCATACGACAATAGTTTAAGTAGAAATAATGATAGCCTGTTATCTTTATACCTCCAGACTCATACCCATATAAACATCTATCCTTCTCCTGATCCCAGTACTCATAATAAGTTCTAGTCCCTGGCAAAGCATTAGTATAATAACCATGTGTAAGAAAGTGTTCAGCTGCAGGCCTTAATCCTTGGGTACCTCTAAAAACTTCCTTTTTATATTGACTAACTCCTGACATTTTTCGTACTCTTCTGATTCTGTAAAATGATCTATAAGTAAAGCTATAGTAGCTTCATCTCTACCGTCATTTTGTATAGGATCAAAAGGCAAATAAAACTGATCTATTTGTTGTGTTTCTAGTAAATCATAAATATCATCTACGGTCATTCTTTTAGTCACAATATTATATGCGTTCTCCATGGAACTATTATACGCTTCTAAATCTTCTAAAAAATCCATATTCAAATCTACGAACTATATTTGTTAACTACAACTCCTCCTCTATTAGAATTTGCCTGTTGCTCCTGTTTTTTAACTAAATCTTCTAAATCTGTAAGACCATTTACTACTTTACCCATATTAGATAGGTTAGCAATCAAGTCCTTAGCATGAAAGATTGGCTTACCATTATCATCCATCATAGTAAGATCTACAGTTTCAAAATACTTCTGTAGCTTACGTACAGATTCTCTTGCTGCTTTTAATAATCTTACAGCTGATGTTTCTATAAGCCCCCTGTATACATCACATGCTGCTTTTACTTTTTTATCTGCTTCCCACGTTGAGTCTGGTCCAAAGACATTTACTAATACCTCACCATGTCTTTCATCTTTACCGTATACAGCAAATGGAGATCTATGATCCTCCATAAAATATACATAGGCTAATTCTTTAGATGCAGTATTCTTACCTTTACTTTTATCTCTTTTTACTAGCTCTTCAAACTCTATGATAGTCATAGTGTATGCACTAGGTATTGCTACATTATTATCTATCGTTATCAGATCCATCTTTTAATTTTGTTATATATTCTCTACGTTTTGGGTTTGACGAAAACTTACCAAAGTATGGTAATCTTATCTGATCAAAGCTGCCGTCTTCCATAATTTTTGCTACATACTTAAATTGATGCATAACTATATCTTCTACCTTAGATAAAGGTAAGTTGTACTTTGTAGCAATCTTTTGGATTATCTCTTTAGTTGTCTTTTTCATTCTGAGGTTTCCACTTTCCTTTTGGACAGTCAGTAGTTTTCCATTTTGCTTTATGCTCAACTAAACATCCGCAAGCTCCACATCTACTCATCTTTTCTAAGTAGTGCTCACAATTAAAACAAGTATCAATTCTTTCCCGATAGTCTTCCGAGGAGACGTTCGGCATACCCTTCGCCACATAGGAGGTCAGCTCCTTGCTGAAGTTCTTGATCATTGTCAATGCTGAAGGTAATTTCTTCTTCTGTGTCATTATATCTAACTTTTATTAATATTACTGCGCCGTTTGGATCTTGAATAAAATCAAAATCTACATTATACTCGTTAGCCCAGAATGATGGTACTGGACTAAGTGGTAATAACGATTTGAACATTGCTGTTTTCTTTTTGCAGTAAAGGATGTAAAGAATATTTTTTGTTATTATATAATAACGCTTTCTTATCTTTCAATCTCTTCACATAATTATTTAATGTGTTAAAATCTGTAATCCCAACAATTTTTGCAGCATCCTTTTTTGTAGATGCTGAAACAATGTTAGAGTCTACAGCTGAATCTATGAGCGCTGAAAGTACTAGTAATTCTTTCTTTGTAAGATCAAATATACCATTCCAAACACTTATTCTCTTCAGTGTAGTATCTGCTTTAATCGTTATCTTCATCGGTTGTCACGTATAAATATATAAAATGAAACTTAGCTCCAAAGTGTATTTCCATACCCCACCTAGCTGTATTCTTTTCACAAAACACAGTTAGTTTGTTTTCAAACTCCCAGGCTAGTTGAAATAGCTCTTCGTAACTATCAGTCTCAAATTTAGTTGTTATCAAACTTTCCAAGAATATTATGCTCACTAACCAAGATACATGGAGTATCATTAATAGTCATTTTCATAGCTTCCGCCATAGGATTTACCATAATCTCATCTCCTGCAGACACCATGACACAAGAAGGTCCCGCTTCTAATACTGTAAGTATATTAGTAGCTAACTTCTTTGCTGTATCATCATCTAAGATGATTCCTGATTTTGTTTTCTTGGTGGTTGGGTCTGGACATACCATCCAGTTCCCGTAAGGTTTAAAATTCAAATTA